ACCAACCATTGTAGAAGAACCACCAGAAGAAACTTTTTCATATTCTTCTTTTTGTTTTTTAAAATGATCCTCTATTTCTTTAAAAGTAAATAATCTAAGCCAACGAGGCATATTATATACTTCAGACCAAGAATAACCTCCATTCCCATGGAAGACTATTTCGTGGATTTGTTTAAATAAGATTTTTCTAAACTTTGGTGCTGTTTTAGAAGTCAGGCCAAAAAAACTTGAGTCCAATGGGTATTGATACTTTTTCTTCGGATTGTTCGGGAAAAAAAGTTAAATCTACATCGGGTGTGATTTCTAATAAATATTTTCTAAGAGCACGGGAATCTGTAGCTAATAGATAATTATCTACAAATTGGCGGATTGCTTTTTTGTCTCGTTCCCCATTTACTGAGGTTATAAAGTGTTTTATTCTAGTAGATAAGTCAGGGGGAGGGGAATTTGGGGATAATTTTTTTAGTCCTTCTAATTCTGAAGCAACAGCATTTTCATCTTTAGATGATAATAATTTAAAAGTAACATCAACTCCTGAAGATGGTAATTTAAAATCAAATTCATTAGAGGTTGCTTGTTTAACTACTTCTGCTATGGGTTTAGATTCTATTAAAGATAAATCTACAGTATGTTCTTGACCTTGATACTTAAATGTATAATCTTTACCATACCCTAAAATACGGGAAGCTACCATTAAACCATTTTTATCTCCAATAAGTAAATCATTATAATCAAATTTAGTAACAATAAGAGATTGTAATAGTTTGTCTAAAACTGTTCCTTTTTGAATATATGATTGGTTAGAAAGAATATCTTCTTCCTTAGCTGTCATATATTTCATTTCAATAGTACCAGTTTTAAGAGGATGCCCTTCGGGATATAATAAACCTTTTGAGGGTAATTCAATTGTTTCTGTTGGGAGATTAAATTCCATATCTTTTATTTATAATAACTTTATTCCGTTATAAATATGAATATAAAAAAGAGCTTAACCGAAGCCAAGCTCTCTTTAAAAAAATATTGTTTTTTACTTAGAAGTTTAAGATACAATAATCTGGTTGAACTACCATTGTAAGTGGTACAGCAGCATCTACTGTGTCCCAACTATAGTCTCCAAAATTAGCACTTTCGATTAATGCTCCTTTAATAATCCATTCTGATACTACATCACCTACAGGACCTAATACATTAAATGTTAGATCTTTCTTATAGAAATCTGAATAACCATCTCTACCAGTAACTGATTCATGGTGTAGACGTACCCACTCCATTACTGCTTGAGCACCTGAAGGTGTAATTGGGTCAAATAAGGTAAATGTAATTGGATTCCATACTGTTTTACCTTTAACATAACGTTGAACGTTAATATGGTTAAGAGCTACTTTACCTTGATTTAAGGTTACTGCACTTACACCTTTTACGATAAATGAAGGAAATCCATCCATATACATAATGAACCTATTGGGTTGTTTTGGTTCAAATGCTGTAAAGAATATTTCGTTTGGATCTAATACTGCCATTGTTGTTTATTTTATTCTATTATAAATATTTAGATTTTAAATTTATTAACTAGGGAATGTTGCTCCCGTTGGTAATACATTAAAGTCTAGAATAATGAATTCTGCGGTTTTTGTTGGTTGTAAATAAATAGCACCAATCATTTGGTTTCTATCAATTACATCCGGAGTGTTATTACTATCATCCATTACTACTTTAAACACAAATAAACCTTGTCTTTGAACTACTGTTTCTAAATAAGGATTTATAATTGATAAAAAGTTATTTCTTGTAGCAGCAGTGTTTTGTTCAAATACTAATGTTTGAGCTACTTGACCAATATATGATTTTAATTGAATCAATAATCTTCTAACATTTACTCTATCTAAAGCACTTGCTTGACGTTGTAATGTTTTTTGTCCGTATACTACTGTTCCTACACCTGGGAATGAAGCAATTGGATTTACTTTATTCTGGTATAAACTATCTCTATTAGATTGAGATAATTTTCTTTCTGGACGAATTACTGTAGTTAAACCACCTCTATTAATACCTGCTGGAGCAAACCAAGGTTCAGCAGCATTATCATTAAATGCATAAACTCCTGGAATCATTGCTGAGGCTGGTACAAATACTTGATCACCCATGTCTGGGTCAATTGTTTGTAACCAAGGCCAGTAAGCAGCACCATATGATGAGTTTCTAGCATTAGCTTGTGTATTTGCTGCTGTAATAGTAGAAGCATAAGGAACTAAATCCATAATGTAAATACTATCACCTCTCATTTGAGTATTGTTTAGAGCAGTAGTCATTTGAGAAGTTTGAGCTGTATCGATCAAACCTGGGGTTACTAGTAGATTAAATTGATAGTCATCTTGATTTGATAATAAATTTAACATATTATCATAATCAGAACCAATTAAACCTTGAGTATCTGTAGAATTAATATCACCATATAGATTCATTGTTCTACCTGTAGGAATTACACTACCTACACCTCCTGTAAATGTACCAGCATATGAACCTGAACCTACTTGAGGCATAGATGCTGTATATTCGTTTTTAGCATTACCTGCATTATCAAAGTAATCTGGGGTCTTTTTATTTACAGTAGATACTCTAATATATCTAGAAGCATTAGCATATGAACCCGTTATTTCAATATAATTTTCTGTTGAATTATAGGTCTGGTATTGATCACCAATTATCTTAGCGATATAATTATCTGCTTTAGGATCTAATGATAAGTTAGTCCAAGATTCTAAAATGATCTTATTATTATCATTATCATTACCTTGTCTTACTAATAAATTAAAATTACCATCTGCTTGAGAAGAATTAGCAACTTCCCATCTAATATTATCAGTTGAACCTGATACTAATGATCCTGAACCTCCTGTAATTAAGTTTGTAGATCCTGAGTTGTTAAAAATAATCCCTTTATCAATAGCTTCAATTGTAAATGAAGTACCACTTCCTGAAGCTGCGATTTCAGCTTGGGCAAAATCCCAAGTTGAAGAACCTGATACTACACGTGTTACTAACATAGTGTTACCTCCATTTTGGAAGTAGTTATATGCTGCGATGTTAGTCATGAATGAAGATTCATCACTACCACTATCAAATGTAGTACCAAATCTATTTTGGTAATCTGAGTATGAGGTTACTATTGTAGGAATTTCTACAGGACCTTTTACTGTAGGACCAACGATAGCAGCACCTACTTGAACAGGTTGCTGCGTGATAAATGACTGGTCGTTTTCTCTTGCTAATACGCCAGGTGATACTAATGTTTCTGCCATTGCCTAGGAGGTTAATGTTTTGTTATAAATATTAGAAAAAAATTCAAAATTTAACTAGTTTTAGTAAATTCTCCAGTTTCTATGTCAATAGAACCTTCACCATAATTATCTTGTAACTGTTGAGCAAATTTAGTCTTACGTTGTTCAAATTGCTTTAAGTCTTTTATAAGAGTGTCTTTTTGGGAGACTAAAGATTGCATTTGATATTCTATTTGGCCTAATTGAACCATATATTCATTATCTTGATTTTGAATATCAATGATTTCCTTTTTTTCTTTTTCTGTTAAATAAATTTTATTCATATTATAAATATTAAGTTATTTTTTACTAGTTAATCTATTTTTTATTATTTTAAATACTTGCATCGGTGTTATTGATTTTTGACAAATATGTTGTTTTTCAGTTCCTTTATGAATAGGGCACCAATCCCAATCCCCATCATCAAATACAAAATTACGATTAGTCCAACACGGGAAACAAGCATCATCATTCATTATACGTGTAATACGTGAAGTAAATTCATGGTGTTTATCACTAAACCCATTAATCATAACAGTATGTTTACCTAATGCCCAATTTAACCATGATAAACCTGAACCTAAGCCTATAAATAAGTCAGCATGGTGTAAATAATTAGCTACAACATCTAATGGTTGGTTATAATGATTTATTACCCCATCTAATTTCCATTCTCCTTTAGTTAAAGATATAACTTTATATCCTTGTTGTTGGAGTAATTTACATAGAGTAACCCAATTCCCATAAACCCATTCTTTACATCCTGATGTAGCATTGGGGCCTATTACAATGTATTTTTCTTTATATGGTCTTTTTCCTTTAGGAAAATCTAAACCATAATTTAATTCTTTTTCTTCTAGTCCTAGAATATCGCTAGAGGTAGCTTGCATTGGAATTATATTACATTGACGTGGATGCATATCAAAGTTCTGCCAGCCCCCATTATCATCTCTAAACCAACCTATTTTATAATGAGCAGTACATCCTGTTGAATTACCAGGTTCTAACCATTCTATATCTTTATAGGCTTCTAAATTTTTAAACCAATCATTATGGAATGTAGATAAAATAACTTTACATTTATGTTTTTTAGCAAATTTTATAGCATATGGAGTCCAACCAATAGTATCACCTAAAGAATTAGAATCTAAAGATATAAATACACGTTGTCCTTCTAATTCTAATCTAGAATGTTCTTTACCATTAATTTTAATTAACCAAGGAATATAATATTCTTTACTACAAGAAGTCCACATATTATTATTAATAGTTGCTTTATGAATAACTTCAGTAGTTTCTCTATTAATAAATTCAACTTCATATTCTTTAAAAACATCACCTAAAATTTCTACTTTAGGTGCATTTATATAATTAACATTAATAGTATTGGTATCTTCAAGTTTTTCAGAATTAGTAATAAAATCTTGTAAAGTTTCAGCTCCAATTTTACCAATATGTTCCCAATTAAAATCACGATGGATTAATTTAGCTTCTTCTAAAGCACGTTTTTTATGATCTACGTAATTTTCATAAGCATCTCTCATTACACGAGCTAAATCTTCAAAATCAGGTTCATAATAATTACCTACTACTGTATTGAAATGGTTATAGTTAGCATCTAGTGCAGGGCGTTCACCTAATATTTTAACAGGAAGTCCTTTACCTTCAGCAAATTCCATTTGAGCGCAACAGGCTGAATATATAGCAGGAGTTCCACATGCCATGGCTTCAATTAAGGGTAAATTCCATCCTTCACTACGAGCACAAGATAAAAATACATGACCATTTTTCATATAGGTAATATAATCTTCACGAGATGGAAAATGTTTTATTTTAATACGTTCATCTGTAAAATCATAATGTTCTAAGCGTTCTTCTGTTGTTTTAAAGTTATCACCTGAGAATGGGTTATCAATTGATACTATTAGATCAACAGGTTCATTAGGTTTAAATTCTTTAAGAAAAGTTTCAATTATTTCTTTAGTAGATTTTCTATAATCCCAACGACCAAAAATAATAAATTTAAACCTACCATCTACATAATCTAATACCGTTTGAGGATCTTCAGGGTAAAATGTATTTGTATGTACACCTTCTGGGACTACTTTTACTTTATTAGGGTCAGCACCTTGTTTAATAGTACATTCAGCTTGCCATTTGGATGGAAACCATAACTGATCGTATTCTAAAAGTTTATTAAAAAATCCTTCAGGTTGGAGAGTTGATTCCCAAACATTATAAGCAATTTTAGGACCCTTATACGAATCATAAAAATAATGGTGGTTAGTTTCTTCTAAAACTAGATTTACATTGTGTTTAAAATCATTAGGGTATTCTTTATAGATAGGAAATTCATCTCTGGTATCTTCCCCAGTCCATAATGTTTGTTCTATTAAGAGTTTTTTATCAACTTCGTTAATATAATCTTCTTTATGAGGTTCATCATTAGGCCAATCCCAATTTTTACCTATAGTAAAATTACGAACTTTTAAATCAACATATTTTTGTAGATGTCTGAAAAAATCACGGGTGTGATTATTATAACCTGTAGTACCTACATATGAGGCATGAGCATAGACTTTTGGGGTTTTCTTCATATTATCTCATTATATCACATCCACAATCAATTCCTCTGGTACCATTAAAACCAGAATTAATAGGGGACATAGGAATATTATTTGTTTTTAAATAATGATAAATTAAAGTTTCATTTATAAAAATATCATCATAATCATTACTATATGAGGGATCTACAAATATAGTATTAAGCATTTGGGGAAACAAATTACAATAAGTTTTCATTATATTATATCCACTAATAGCTATTTGATCATTCATTTGGTAAGCTGTATGGGGCCAGCTATCATCATACCCAAAATAATGTAATTTAGTTGGATCTAATTGAGTTAAATCTTCTAATAAAGAACAAGTATTAGCTACTCTATGAGTAAATAAAAGATCGTAACGAGTTTTAAATATAAGATCATAATGAATACCTGATTGGTTCATTAGATCCCAAGATCTTTTTAATGACATCCACATACCCATTTGAGAATTTAATCTTTGGTTATGTATCCCCATTATATTAGTATTATCAAATTGAATTGATTTTTCAAATAAATAATCTTTAGGTTGATACCAATCAATTAAATTATCATATAAATTTTTATCTACATGGTGAACTTTTTCTAATCTTCCTCCTCTAAAAAAATTAAATTTATGAAATTCTTTAGCTTTCCAGGCATGGAGATACACATCTATATCATAACGGTCTAAAAACCATTTTTTTAACTCTTGATACCCATTTCTATATCTACGGGGTTGTCCACTAATTAATAAAGCTATTTTCATATTATCTCATAATTCTAGGTGTATCATAAGAATGGGTGTAATTGGAACCTAACATTACTTCATGTAAATTAATTTCTTGTTCAGGAGAAGTTTGTATGTCATTATCTCTTAAGTGCTGAAGTAAAGAAGTTTCTACATATAGATGACTAGCATCAATATCATTCATGAATTGTTTATATTTAGAATCTCTAAAATAATAATTAATTAAGTGGGGAAAGAAATTATGGTAAGTTTTCATAGCATTATATCCTCCAACTGCAAATTGATCATTAATATTTCGGATACCTTGTCTATCAAAACTATGTTTAAAAGAATGAACTTTAGAAGGATCTAATTGTGTTATATCTGTTAAATAAGGGTGATTTACTGGAGTATAATGAGAAAATAAAAGATCAAATCTTGCTCTAATAATGTAGTCATATTTAATTCCGGAGGATTCTAATAAATCCCAGGCTCTTTTAAATGATAAAGTCATACCAAAATGGCTATCAAATCTACCTACGTCTTCAATACCATAAGAGTCAAATCTAATACCTTTTTCAAATAAATGGTTTTTAGGTTGATATAATTCTAATGCTCTATCATAAGCTGACATATCAGCTTCATATTTATGCATTAACTTCCCATAATGATACTTATAGTAATATTTATCTTTCCAGGAATGCATGTAAACATCAATATCATATTTTGATAAAAAATGTTTATTTAATTCATAAAAACCAGCTTCTAATCTACGTGGTTGTCCACTTATAGTCATTGCTATTTTCATTCTATAGAAGTTTTAAGAATATCTAATGAAAGATTTTTAGTATGTAGGTGATATTTAATTAAACTTAAGGTTTCATTAATTTCCTTATTTTCCCAATTTTTATATTCTTCATCCATAAAAGTATAGTATAAAGCATAAGTAAAAACATCGGCATAATGTTCTGAAATTGTGGGGGAGCATATAGCAAATTTTTCAGGGGTATTATTATAAATAATTTCACCAAATTTAATATGAATTATATGGTCGTAATCATTATTAGATTCTCTAATTAAATTATAACTAGAGTGTGTTGAATATAAATTATTTAAAATTTGATTTAACTCTAAATTATTATAATCAAAAGGAATTGGTGGTTGAGTGTAAAAAGATTTAGGAGTATATAATTTTATAATTTCCTCTATATTATTTAAATTATCCCAAGTGTGAATATACACATCACAATTATATTTATCTAAATAATTTTCTTTTAACCAATTATATCCTTCTTTATAATTAAAAGAATCTCCACTTATACAAATTGCTATACCCATTATTTAAATGATTCTCCTCCTAACCATAAAACAAAAGATTTTCTAGTACCTTTAGTTACAGGAGTTATTCTATGCATCATAAAAGAAGGGAAAATTACTACATTACCTTTACCTTTAGGTGCAGTCATAGGTTGTTGACCTCCTGACCAGATTTGTAAATCTCCACCTTCATACTCACTTGAATCAGATAATTGAACTGTAACTGAAATTTTTCTAAATTTCATAAAACCAGAAGACCCAATATCCATATGCCAATCATAATGACCTTTATTAGTACTGTAATATTCAGTATATTGAATTTGTTCTGGCATATTATAAATGTTAAAATTAAACATTTCATTATTAGCGGTTTGGGCTAACATACCAATTTTATCATAAATCCATTTAGTGTCTTCACTAAAAGGTACCCATTTAATTGTTGAACTACGTGAATCTAAACCTTCACCACTTTCTTGACCCCCAGATTCAGTAACACCTGGGGTAGATGGAATTTCTTGAACTTGGGTTTCTAATTGGGTTAATTCATCAGGAGTAAAACCTTCTTTAAACCAATAATAATTAGTTTGGTTAACATGCTTGTCAAAATCTAGTGGAAAAGAATAAAGTGTATCCATATTTTATTTATTTATTGATGTAAATGTTACTAATATATATCTTGTACCTTCTTCTACGGGACGACCCCCATGTAAATGAGTTATTGTTCCTGGGTGGCACATAGCATTACCTAATTTTTTAGGTTGTACAGTTGTTTTGTATTTAGGTAAATATGTACCTCCACCTTTAAAATCATCATTTAATCTGACATTTAAAGTAATTAAGGAACTATCATGGTGTAAATCTAAACTGCCTTGATTTTTTGTATCGTATTTAGCTATAAAATTCTCACTATTTAAAGTATTCCATTCATCTCCTGCTAAATCCCAAAACCAAACCCAAATAGGGTAAACAAATTCTTCTAATACTCTTTGGTATATTTTTTGCATTTTTAAACTTTCCATTGTTTGGTCAGTTGTAGGATAAAATTTATGCCTATCTGTTACCCAAGTATGATCTTCTGCTAATTGGATAATTTCATTACAAAATTTTTCTGTAAATAAAGGAAATTCTAAAACATTAGGACCAATTTCATCTACAATTAATTTGTATTGTCCTTTTCTAATATGAGGATTTATATAATCATCACACCATGTTTTCCAATTATTACTATTTAATATATTAGGATAATCTTCTTTATTATATTCTGTAAGTGTTCCTGTATTTTGTTGGATAAAATATCCTGTTGTACCAGTGCTATTTTTTGGGTCTTTAACTAAAGGTGCTGCAACTTTTAAACGGGTTTTTCCAGCATATTCTGCTAATATATCTTGACGGAAAGTTTTCCCATAAGTTATAGGAAGAAATTCATCAGAAGCAAATATTTCATTTTTAAATTGATCTATATATTCTTCTACTAAAATCTGTATTCCTCTTCTAGATAAAATATAAGCATGAGCTTCATATGAATAATCAGGTTCTACCCACCCAGGAATACCTTCTATTTCTGTTTCTTCTTCAGGAAGAAGAGCCCACCTTCCTAAGTAAATAAGATCATAACCTCTTTCTAAAAGTTGATAAACTTGATCCCATGGAACTTTTTCTTCTTCATGAAAATCATCTTCAAAAACCATTAAATATTCTTTATTAGAAGCATATGCATCTACCCAAGTATCTATATGAGATAAAGTACAGCCTACTTCACCATCAGTTACATCACGATCATACCATTGAACATCACTTGATATATTCCATCTTAGATGTTTATTTATTCCAAATTTAGATAAATCTTCTTGAGTTGTTTTTCGAAAGTCAAAACCATGTTTTAGATAATATACATGAGGTTCTGGTAAGGTAATGCTATTACATTTATCATATAAAGGTTGGTTGTTTTCTGGGTTTAGTGTAATAACTGAAAACTCGTTTAATTTCATATGTTTAGTTTTTATAACTTTTAACCATTTGGTTTTTGTTAAGTAATCCCAATTAGTTAAATTTAAATATTCTTTTACTTCTTTCCAATTTATTTTTTCTTCTTCATTAAAAGTATTAAAACCATTTAATGTTTCTTTTAATCCTCCCCATTCCCAAGTAATAGGTTGGACTTGATGTCCCAACATCTCTAAAGCAGTTATGCAAAAAGTTTCTTCATATTGGGAAGGATAATACCAATAAGTACTTTCTGCCATCAACTTATAAAGTTGTTGTTGAGATAATGTACCAAAAAATTCTACATTATCCAAATTATTTACTAAATCCTTGTAGTAAATATTATAATATTCTAAACCATATTTTGGGGTAGATATTTTTAATTGGGCTTGAGGATTTTTTTCTAAGATTAAAGGCCAGTCTTTTAATACTTTTTGCAAACCTCTTTCACAATGTGAAGTATAAATATATTGATTTGGGTTTTTATTTCCTATTTGAAATTTAGAGGTATCTACTCCATTACCTATAACTTGAATTTTATATTTAGACTCTGGGAATTGTTCTATAAATTTGTTTTTATGCCATTCTGTTAAACATATTATAGATTTTAAACGAGAATCTAATAAAAGTTGTTGATGGTTTGGTAAATCTTCGCCATTCCACCACGTAAAATAGTCAGTATTATGTACCCAAAATATTGAATCGATATACTCAATATCTTCAAATTCTTTAATGTAATGAATGTATGAAGTCCCAATAATGGTATCTACAGATTTTACTTCATTTTTAAAATTTTGTGTAGGTCTATACATTACTCCATCGTAATCTCCATAAACAACACCACCAAC